CATCACAATAGAAACACTAGACGGATACATCAAGCGGAGAGATTCTACTAATCCTCTTCGGTTAATATCTTGTTTGATAAATGCGGCTCCATGCGTGTTCATGTGTACCCCCATCGTAAAAAGAAAACTATACGGTGACTGATGGCGGTTCGGTCTCGTACTTAACAGGTAAGCAATGCGGTGAGCATTGTCCCGTTCCCTCCCATTGCTTGTTTTTTTGTATACGGAAATTGGTAATTTAGCGATTGAAGAGCTTTTCAAGTAAATAGCGGCGAAGACGATTCCTAAATTACTTCCATTCTCAACCGTTACGACTTCGCCACTTGATGTTTGTTCATTAAAGCCTATCCAAGAAGAAAACCTTGAACTGGTCGAGGTTGACCTCGTTCTGTTAAATATTTTGTTTAAAAACACGGTTTTTCACCTCCTTTATTCCCTCTTAGGAGACTCTTTTGTTGCGAAAAGGATAGAGAATACAAGGAAGGATACGCCTAAAAGGTAACATCCGACATACACATTTAAGAGAAAGGTCGGCACAATTATCAGTAACATCCCTATCAAAAATAAAATATCGTCCAAAAATTTCATTTCTTTCTCTCCCGTTAACTAACTTTTATAAAATTTCTTTTTCGATGTAAATCATGCCACGCATGACAGTTGAAACATTTCCATAGGTATCGATAATCTCTAGTTCATGCACAGTATTTTCATGCCGTCCGCTTGTATCTTCGGGTTTGAGCTGAATCAACAGCATCCCTTCCCCTGCATCCGTTACTGAAATGCCTGATGTTGTTGTATCTTTCCTTATACCTTTTTCGATTGTTCCAAACCCCCACACTGCGGTCACACCTTCGAGATTCAGAGGCGTTCCATCTTGTTCACTTAATTGAATGGATAGATTCAGAGATGTTCCTGCCACCATATTAAAATTCTGTCCACTTACCAAAACGACACCTCCTCGCAATTCTTCCCATAGTTTTCGCATTCCCCTAAAGTCCTCTGTTAACTTCCTCATGCCAATCAGTGATACATCCACATCGATAGGACTTACGTTCAGTACCGTCATCACTGATTCACTGATGAGCGATGCACTTATATCTACGATTCGGACAATCATTGCAGTTGCCACTAATGACCCATCACTTGTGAAACTTGCACTTGCTTGTACTTCTCTGACAATCAATTCCACCGATGCATCTGCAGTAAGTGAACTGTTTGCATACATCGTGCTACTTGCCCATACTTCTTGCACATATGCTTCAACCATTGCATTTGCTGTTAGGTCTCCGCTTGAAGACATCGAAGCTGATGCACTTAGCAACACACCTGCATAGGACACATCTGCCGTTGCATTGATGCTACTAGTTGAGTTGAAACTTGCACTTCCTTCGTGAAGGGTGCTGACCGTTTGCAAGTTAGCAGAAATACTAGAATCCGATGATAGGGATACACTTATTGCTTGGATTTTGTTTGCACTTACCGTCATACTGCTCGTTGAGGAAAGAGATGCACTTCCTTCATGAAGGATTGGGTCAGGTTCACTTCCCCATACAGGACCTCCGCTTAACGTCATCGTATGACCTCGACCTGTTGAATCTTGCACCGTTGTACCGCTGCCTTCTAGGAATTTATACTCCGCTACCAACACTCCGTCCTTTTTCAGCGATACATAATAAATATTACCTTTGAATGGGCTTGTACCCGAAATTGACCCTGCTCCAATGATGAGTGGATTAGTAGATGTATTCAAAGTGGCAGAGGTCACTGTTTCTTTCAGCAATACATCGTTTTTATATTGCCGAAACGTGGTCCCATCGTAGCTGTATGTAACTTTTGTTTTGTCTGCTGATGTTAACGGGATGGCAGAGGTTGTTCTGAGGTCAGGGTAATTGGCAATGTTGGATTGAAACTGGACATTATCGTTTGTATATTCCCAATAGAGTCCGTACACAGATGGCTTGAACATCAAATAATCTGTGGTCGCAGACATATTAAAGGGTTTAAATATCATTGTAATTTCCCAATTACTGGTTAACGATAGGTCTGAATGATGAGGTATCTGACCAAAATCATTAGAGCCATCGAATGTTACATAATATCCCATTTACCTCACATCCTAGTCTAAGGACACTGCAATCTGTGAAACTCCAAATTTCAGTTGGTCATTCTGACTAACCAACTTAGACGAACTCAAAGGAGCGTGAAATAACATCGAACCGCCTGTTGCGGCATCGAATAAAGCGAGGTGACTCACGGTGGACCATGAAGTTAATGCGACATCGAACAAGACTTCACTTGTATTATTTATAATTCCTCCACTTGCAGCAGTTCCAAATGTAACTGCTTTACGGCTGTATCCTGTTCCTGATGTGGATATTTCAGCAGAAGTATTGTTCTCGGTAGGGTCCGCATTGAATAACGCTACGTAAATTGTGCTGGGCTTACTGTACGCAGTTGGTCCCAAAATGTGGTCTAACAATTTATTCTCAAGAAATGAACTTAGTGCTGGCATATAACTCTCTCCTCATGTTGTTAATTTTTAAAAACTAAAATCATCCTTTAAAATATGGTCGTTCAAGTCCTCTCCGCCATGTTCCAACACAACGGTTCGTACATGAGCGTTAATGACCGAAGCAATCGGGTCAATCCGTTCTGTACTTTTTGCTTTATCAAGCATAATATTTTCGTTATGGTCTTTTTTTAGCAACCCGTTGCCAATAGACCACGTTAAGACAGGATTTCCATGGTGTTTTATCTTTCCTGCATACACTCGGTCTCGAAAGTCCTTTGTAGGACCACCAAGTGTTTGAATCCCCTGCCGTATTTCAACAGTTAGGTATCCTTTGCTCTCCAAGTTCTGCATGAATTGCGTTGCGTTCCATGGGTCAGCACATACCTCTTTCACTTGTAACTCGTATTCTTTAGCCATGTTTTCGATATAAGCCTCCAAGAACTGATAATCGACCACACTTCCTGGAGTCATGGTGATATATCCTTGTCGAACCCATAGTTCATACGGGACTTTATCGGTTTTTTTCTTCATTTCAAGCGTATCTTCAGGGAAGAATGAATGATTGTAAACATATAAAAAGTCATCCTTATAAAACAAGAATGACAGGCTTGTTAAGTCTATTTTCGCGGATAAATCGACCCCTATAATGCAAGGGAGACCCCTCATATCCTCTAATGTGAATAATTCTTCGCATAATTTCCATTTATCAAGTGGGAGATAACCGTTTTTCTTGGCTTGTACCCACATATTCATATTTTTTGTTAAAAATGTGGTCATTTCGTCTGGAATATCGAGGGCTAATTTTAATTTCCCTCGTAAAAAGTCCATCCCTTCTGGGAATGTCACTTGCAAAGGGTTGGCTTTCCCCCACATTTTTGAATCATGGATTTCTGAAATATTATCTATCTCACAGACTAATGCGAAGAAATTTTCATTTTCTGTGGGATTGTTTTCATCTAGTAATTTAGAAACAAACTGATACATCCCATAACATGGTCCTGAAAGTGACAGACCAGCCGTCGTAATGATGCAGAGATGGGAATTCGGGCGAACCATCCCACTTTCCAAACTTTCCACGATTTCGTTTGTTTTGTGCTGATGATACTCCAAATTGTTATCGTAAAGGCTCTTTATCCTCTACTTCTTACGGTTTCCTCGTAAGTTCAGACTATATTTTCACCCTCGACTTTAATCGTTAGGGTGTGGCTCTCTCGTGGGTAGATTATTGCTCCCTTAACGCTCACTACCTAGTCGTTACACTGTTGGGTGGTGTTCCCAATTAGCTCGGTGTTGACATAGTTATGAATAACCTTAGCTTTCCACCGATTTAGAGCCATTTTCACTAGAAACTTTCATTTCTAGGCGACAATTCTAATTCTATCGATTATCACAAAACTTGGATTGGTTCCATCAAAGTTTTTCGCTTCTTTACTTAATGCCATGATGATACTTTCACTTTTTAAATGAGTAATTCGGTGATAACTATCGCTCCATTTGCCTTTTAAGAAAGGACAATTGCGAAGCTGTGTTAACACTTCCTTATAAACGTGATGACTCTGTTTTAATCCCCAACCTGCGATATAGACCTCATCTTTTTCTCCACTTAAAAATGCTTCATAACTGGCAATCATACTTAATAAAAAGCTTTTTGCTTGTTTACGGGCAAGTTGGATATAAGATTTCTTAAAGCGTCTATATCCTGTCTTTTTATCTTTCCAACCAAAGATATTTCCTACAATAAACAGTTGAAAATCTTCTAATTCAATGGATTTTCCTTTTAAAGGTTCTCCGTTTTTATTTCCATTGCTGTATTTAAACAGCTTCGCCCACTCATAAAACTTGTATAGTTCCTCGATATCAAACTCGTAAGGATAATCTTCCTGTTGTGATTTCTCCAAGTCATTTAAAAACCGTTTGACCGCATTGATGTGCTTTTTACAAGCGACAATCTTCCCATCTACGATATGGTTGCAGTATGTAATCAGACGATGGGCTAAACTTTCGATTAATTCCACAAGTCTTCACCCACTACAAATTATCGCCAAATAGCGTTTCTTCTTTTGACTTGGGTTTTTCTTCATCTTTTTTCGGAACAACAAGTTTACAACGGGACGAAATGGATAAACCAAGGTCTGATGCCGCAGCACGACAATTTTTAAACAACTTATCTTGCATAATCAACAGCTCGTTATAGGTCTCATTCGTAACCCGAATAAGTTCTCGTTCCACAAAGTCTCCATCTTCATCGGTATGTTCTTTTTCAATGGTGATAACAGGCTTTTGATTCATTAATTCTTCTGTTACCTCTAAATACTGTTTTTGAACTTGTAAATACCTTGCCAATGCGTCAACATCTAAATTACTCATAATCCCTATATCGACCAGCTCTTTGGCAATCTTTTTAAACTCTTTTTTCAATTCTTGAGATAGGTAAGAAGGAGGTTTGATTGCTTTGTCTGACTTTACCTTTACTTCTGATGCTTTCCGTTCTTCAATCTCTTTTTTTGTTAGATTTTTTTTACCCGTTAAAAGTAGTAATTCAACAGGTCTTCTTTGACCAGCCATCTCCCATCCCTCCTTTTCGTTTGGTTAACTAACTTTTTTTAAAAACTGAAATTTTTCCGTGGGGAACTTTGTGTGTAAAAGCCTGGACACGGTTCTTACGCTGAAAACCCCCTAGAAATCCGACATAGGGGGGTGGTTCTTGGCTCTTTTTTTCTTCTCTTCTGCTGTCTTTTTAGTGTGACAAGGGATACATAATGACTGCAAATTGGTGAGTTCCGAACGGAGTTCCCAGGAATCCTGAAGCTCCAATATATGGTCAACATGAGAAGCTCGAACCACTCGAC